ATTAGAAACACAAGAAGATTGGGATTATCTAGTAGAACTTGCAGAAAAAACAATAGACTTTTGGGCAGATAACGCATTAGAACATGAAAGATGTGGTGAGATGATTGAACGAATAGGATTAACAAACTTTTTAGATGGCATAGAAGTTGATGTTGATGTCAATATGATAGGTCATCCTAGAGAATCAAGTTATGTAAGACTAGATGATTGGGATGATGAGGCCAAAAAATGGTATGAAAGATTAGATGAGAAAAGTGCATGAGTAAAGAAATGAGAACACCAATCGAATCTGGTTGCCCAGATGGTTTTCAATATATGCATCCAACGATGCGTAAAAATTTTGGTCAATGGAAATATCATGAACACCCTAAACCTGGTGTTTTATTACATGTTGCACACTCTGGTGATGAAATATGGACAGTTAGAGCTGGTACTCAAAGAATACTAGATGTCTTTACATTAAGAAAACTATGTGAGATAGGTGATGAATTCGCAGATGGTCATGTAAGATTTACTATTCGTAGTAATATTGAATACATGGTTAAAGATGAAGAAAAGGTTGAACCATTAATTAATGCATTAGAAGACGCTGGTTTTGTTGTTGGTGGAACAAAAAACTCAGTTGCGATGATTGCACATACACAAGGGTGGTTACATTGTGACATACCAGGTACTGATGCATCTGGTGTTGTAAAAAGCATGATGGATGAATTAATATATGAATTTAAAAACGAAGAAATGCCTAACAGAGTGCACATGACAACATCTTGTTGTCAGATTAATTGTGGAGGTCAAGGTGACATAGCAATTAATATTCAACATACAAAACCCCCAAAGATTAATCACGATTTAGTTTCAAATGTTTGTGAAAGACCTAGTGTAGTTGCCAGATGTCCTGTTGCTGCGATAAGACCAGCAATGGTCAATGGTAAACCATCACTAGAAGTTGATGAAAAGAAATGTATCTGTTGTGGAGCTTGTTATCCACCATGTCCACCAATGCAGATTAATGACCCAGAACATAGTAAACTTGCTATTTGGGTTGGAGGTAATCATTCTAACGCAAGAAGTAAACCAACATTCCAAAAATTAGTTGCTGCAGGTATTCCAAATAATCCACCTAGATGGCCAGAGGCTACTGCGATAGTTAAAAAGATATTAAGAGAATATAAAAATAATGCTAGAGATTGGGAAAGAATCAATGATTGGATTGAGAGAATTGGATGGCCTAGATTTTTTGAATTAACTGAATTACCATTCACTAAGTATCATATAGATAATTGGCGTGGTGGTAGAAAAACCTTAAATTCTTCTTCTTATATAAGACATTGACAAAATAGATTACACATGATATAATGGATAAATTATGATAGACACACCCGTACACACACCTAAAACATTTTCATTAGAAATAGAAAAGATTGCATTCGATAAAAGATGTACTCATTTAGAGGCAATTAGTATCTATTGTGAACAAGTAGGTATTGAACCTATATCTACAGCAAAATTGTTGACTAAAAGTTTAAAGGAAAAAATTGAAGCAAATGCACGGGAACTGAATTACTTACCTAAAAGAGCAAAACTACCCTTATAATGCAACCAATAGATGCTTATTTAATGTACTGTTCTATGAAAGCACATTTTAGTAAAAGTGCTTATGATTTTGTAAGATACAATGGAAAATCTAAAGTATCAAGAGATTCATTTTATAAAAGGAATGATAGAATTTTTTTTGTTAAATTAACTCGTAAGTATAAGAGTAAAGAAGATATACATGATTATCTACTTGCCAATTTTTTAAAACATCCAAAAGGTTGGGTGGGTAAATTTCACGAAGATAATTATACGGAGTGGAAAAAGAAAACACAGAGTTTGACATATACTTTTAAATCAGAGATTGAACCTATAATAGATAAAGATTTAATAGTTGTATCTGAAAATAAACATCCTAAACTATTAAAAGAATATCTTGGTAAAAGAGTATCATTAGAAAGTATGGTAATATTAGATTCAATACTTAATTTCAAACATGTGTGGCATTTAGCACTTGAAGATGATTATACATGGAAAGATGTTTCTAAACTCATGGATGATTATAAAAGTTTTTTAAAATTTGATGAATCTAAATTTAAATTTGTATTAAAAGGATTGATTGATGAGTGAAAAATATATACAATTATATAAAAAATATCATATTGAACACCCTGGTTATGGAAGTGGGGGTGGATTAAAATTTTATTTAAATCACATAGTAGATTTAGTACATGATACAAAATCAAAAACTCTACTTGATTATGGATGTGGGAAAGCAGATGCTTATTTTAAATATAATCATCATAAACATTGGGGAATAATGCCAGAGTTATATGACCCAGCAATACCACAATTTAGTAAACTACCTGATGGCCCATTTGATGGTGTAATATGTTTGGATGTATTAGAACATATACCAGAAAAAGAAATACCACAAACACTTATAGATATATTTGATAGGTCAAACAAGTTTGTTTTTTTAGGTATTGATACAAGTCCTGCCCAGGCAGTATTATCAAATGGTGAAAATGCACATTGTACATTAAAATCATTAAAGTGGTGGGTGGACATGGTTAAAGAACATGGAAAGAAAGTATATACTCATGTTATGACAAATGGACAAGATAGTGGTTATGAAATTTTAAATGATGAATCATATTTTGAGATGTTATGAATGGTATGAAAAAGATTAAACAATTAGATATGGAATTGGCTGGTGGTTGTAACTACGCGTGTCAAATGTGCCCACAGAGTTTTGGTCGTGAAAAAGAATTTAAACAAATACTTAAATGGGATAACTTTGTAAAGATTGTAGATGACGCCGTTGAACATGAAGTTGAATCAATTAGTATTCATGGTGGGGGTGAACCCACTTTAAGTAAACATTTTATTAAGACTATAAAATATATTAAAAGTAAAAATGTTAAGTGTTTTGCTTTCAGTAATGGATATATTTTAGATGATAATATGATACAAGAGATAGCCAATAGTGGTCTTGATATGTTTCGTATATCATGTATAGGATATGATAGTGAAAGTTATAATAAATGGATGCCAACTAAAGTTAAGAAAGATAAATCAGATAGATTTTTAAAAGTTAGAGATAATGTTAGTAAACTTGTAGATATATGTAAAGATACTAATACAGAAATACACGCTAATCATTTAATCATTGATATTAATCAAAAAGATTATGAAGTAGAACAGTACATAAAGAATTGGGTAAATATAACTAATACTAAATCAGAAATATGGATGATGCATAATTGGTCTGGTGAATATACAGAAGTTTATCCTAGAAGAAAAGATAAAAGAAGAACCTGTGGTAGACCTATGGCACCAATGTTACAGGTTAGGGCTGGTGGTTTAGATAAACATCAAGGTGCGGTAGTTGCGTGTTGTATGGTTCTTGGAAATGATAAAGAAGCAACTCTTGGTCATCTAGATACAAATACTATACAAGAAGTTTTAGATGGTGATAAGTATCAAGAGTTGATAAAAGCACATGAAGAAGAAAGGTTTGATGATATACCATACTGTAAAAATTGTGACCAATTATGGGATGTACCAGAGAGTTTAGTATGGACAAATATAGAAGACAGAGAATATAATCAATCTCATATAGTGGGGGATTTAAAACTTGCTTGAATTTAAAGAAACACCTTGGCCACATTTTGTAGGTTCTTTACCTAGTTCATTTTATTCTTATGTAAAAGAGAATTGGAATACAAATGAAGAAGATAAAGAATGGAACAAGATTAAAAATAGGTCAGACATATTAATAAAAGATGATAAAATCAATACAGTTTTAAGTGAAGTTATTTTGGGAGCATTTAAAAAATGTAAAGATATCTACGAAAAGTTTTATCCTAGACTTGAGGTTGATAGAGTTTGGTTGAATACACAACATAGTTTTGCTGAAAATCCATTAACAAAAAAAGGTTTTCCAATGAGAAAATTACATATAGATAATGGTAATAAGATGACTACAGGATTGTGGTATTTTAAACACCCAGAAGAAGAAGATGATGGTGGACATTTAACACTACGCAATCCAATAACAAAAGAAGAAAAACAATTTACTTATAAAGAAAATAGTATTCTTCTATTTCCTAATACACCTATTAGTTGGCATTATATTACGGATAGAAAATCATCTAAGTATCCTAGAAGATTTATTTGTATGAGAGCTGAAGCAAAGATTAAATTACATAACTATCAAACTAAAAATGGTAAAGATGTTATGACCTATGAAGATATAAAAAATAATTATGAATAAAGTTTTAATATTAGGAAATGGTAAATCAAGATTAAATTTTGATACTAAAAAATTTAAAAATATGACTACTTGGGGTTGTAATAGAATATATCGTGAAATGACTGTAGATAATCTTGTTGCAGTAGATTATATAAGACAACATGAGATAATCAAAGATGGTTATATAAAAGATAATACTTGTTGGTTTTCAGATTGGCATGAATTACCAAAAGAGTTTATAGATAAACCTGCTTGGGGTAGTAGATATATAGAATTATTAAAATTAGGTTTTGATAAAGACCAAATTTTTGAAAACAGTAAAGTAGGAAAAACAAGATGTGTAGTTAGGGGAAAGAATCCATTTACAGCAATACAAAAATTTTATAATATGGAAAAACCAAAAGATGAAGGTGAGATAGAGGCACTAAAACATAAGTGTATGAGAAATACAGGTTTATATATTACTTGGATAAATGGTAAAGAAAAAATAAATGACATAGATGATTTCGAAGGTAATAGTGCTGGTAGTACAGCAATGTATCTTGCATGTAAACAAGGAGCAAAAGAAATTTACTTATTAGGATTTGACTTAGCAACAACAGGTAAACCATTAAGTAATGTTCATGTATTACCTGGTTATAGTAAAGGATTTGATTCAGAGGTCTGGGAAAGACAAATGAAAACTGTAATAAGACAATTTAAAAAAGTAAAGTTTTATTGGATATCACCACAAGAACATACAGAAAGATTTAAGGGAATTGATAATTTAAAATTTATTAAAGAGTTATGAAAGCACTAATATATGGAAATGGAGAATCTAGAAAGAATTGGGATATAACCAAATCTTATAAAGGATTTGAAACTTGGGGTTGTAATGCAATTTACAGAGATTGTACAGTTGATAATCTAGTTGCGATAGACTATGGTGTACAACAAGAGATATATGAATCTGGTTATGTTTTTAAAAATAAATGTAGATTTGCAGATTGGGCTGTATTAGAAAATTTTGACCCAGAATTTTTAAAGATAAATTATGCACCAAAACATATACATGAAACTGAAAGAAAAGATAGAACAAGTTGTGTAGTTCAAGGAAAAGAATTAGCAGCTGCAGAGAGAAACTATCATGAAATGGTAGACAAATTTCCTAAACTTGATAGAGAAGATTTAAAAAGAAAGTGTTATAATAATGTAGGTCTCTATATCACATGGATAGAAAAGAAAGATAAAGTTGAGACTATAGATTATCCTAGAGAATGGTGTGCAGGTGCAACTGCGATACATCTGGCTTGTCAAGAAGGTGTAGATGAAATATATATGTTAGGATTTGATTTGAGTAGTTATGATGAACCCCTTAATAATATCTACAAAGGTACTGATAATTACTTACCTACTAAATCTAAGGGGTTTAGTCCTGTAAATTGGGTAAAACAGTTAAATACGGTGTTTAACGAGTTCTCAGACACCAAATTCTATTGGGTTGAAGACAAGGATGTAAAAGTATCAAAAATAATGAAGAATAATGTTGAAAATATTACCTATAAAGACCTTGACAAAGTTTGTAATACCTAGTAGTATAAATAGTAATGTATAGTAATATACATTAATTAACATAAGAAAATATAATAACATACGGAGTAAATAATATGTCATTAGATAATCTAAAAAGCAGTAATTCACTTAATAAACTGTTAGACGCAGCAAAAGGTGAAACTGACACACAAGATAAGAAATCCTATGTAGATGAAAGGCTGTGGAAGCCAGAACTAGATAAATCTGGTAATGGTTACGCGGTTATTCGTTTTTTACCTGCTTGTCAGGGAGAAGACCTACCATGGGCTAAAGTTTGGAGTCATGCATTTCAAGGCCCAACAGGTCAATGGTACATAGAAAATTCTTTAACAACACTCAATCATAAAGACCCTGTATCTGAACACAATACTAAATTGTGGAATACAGGTCTTGAATCAGATAAAGAGATTGCTCGTAAACAGAAAAGAAAGTTACAATACTTCTCTAACATTTATGTTGTAAGTGATACAAAACACCCAGAGAATGAAGGTAAAGTATTCTTGTTCCGTTTCGGTAAGAAAATCTTTGATAAGATTACTGCAGCAATGTCACCTGAGTTTGAAGATGAAAAGGCAATCAACCCATTTGATTTTTGGGAAGGTGCTAATTTCAAATTAAAAATTAGAAAATTAGATGGTTTTTGGAATTATGATAAATCAGAGTTCGAAGAACCTTCAAAACTTTTTGAAGATGATGACGCAGCAGACAAAGTTTGGAAATCACAATACTCTCTTAAAGAGTTTAGTGCACCAACAAACTTTAAGTCTTATGATGAGTTAAAAACTAGACTAGATGCGGTACTTTCTGGTACTGTAACAGTTGGTAATGTCGCCGATAAAATAGATGATGAAGTAGAAACCCCAAAGGTTGATACAAAACCTGAAACTACAAAGGTTAAAACACCAGTAGTTGAAGAAGATGATACATTAGCGTACTTTGAAAAATTGGCTGAATAATCCAATTTTGATTATAAGGTGTCCTTTCGGGGACACCTTTTTTTTATCCAATCTTTCTACAATCATTATAAATAAACACATATGGCCAGAAGTAATTATATTCAAAGTGTCTTAAAGGCAGCAGGTACAAGACCAAAATCAGTTGCTTGGTTTCGTAAAAAGATAAAGGAGTTTGGAGACCCAACCCCTAGTCAATTACTTCGTGATGGTAGACAAG